TCTCACTCTTCAATTCACAATATTGTCTAGGTGCTTGCACCACTGGAACATAAACAACTTGTGGTTGTTGCTGCACAATAACTGGTTGCGGTTGTTGCTGTTGTCCTGCACGATGAAGTTGCTGCACAACCCAAAGTCCTGCAACACCAGTCAAGATACCCTGCTCACGCTCACCCCATGCCATGGCTGGTGTAGCAATGGTACTGGCGATCAACAAACTTGCAAGAACTTTCTTCATTTGGAACTCCTTTTTAATCATCATAAGATAATTATACGCCATAACTGAATTAAAGTAAAGCGATTTCTTGTAATCCCTTTAGATCCGTAGGGGATTACTTTAAATTGAAGCGATTTATGATCCTTCTCCACCATGGCTGGACGACTCGTAACTTCATTACTGGTCGGCTCCAGCCACGGATTTTTTTGTTGTTTCCTTCTTTGCAAGGGGAGCAACAAACCCTACTCCTTCAGCTACCTTTCGGGTGATCTTGGGATATAGTTTATGCAAAGTTTGATCCTTCACTGCAATTAACATCTTTGCTTCTGATGGGTGAACACCTTCAAGCATGGAGACAAAAAGACTTTCTCTCTTGATTGGCTTTAAATCTGCTCGACAGAACACATAGAGACGACGCAACTCATTGTATAAATTTGTTGGGGTCATGCCCAGTGGCTCAGCTGCTGCTTTGAATGGTGGTGCATCTTCTGGAAGAAGCATCTTTTTTTCTGGATCGAATGCGTACTCAAAAATCAGTTTAATGGCAGCATCGTCTTTGTATTTAACAATGGTGCTTGGATCTGCATTGATTTCATCCAGCACTTGTGGTATATATTTTCTCATTAAAAATCCTCTAGTTCGTCAAGTAGTAATCGGCAACGATGCTCAATCAAATAGTTCATGATAGCCATCTTGTCACCAGTTGGCTTTGTATTTATGTAACTTTGAACGATCTCTCCACGAACATCATCTGGGATATGGTCAAAGTCAACCAAAACCGTATTACGCTGCCAGTTGCGACGCTCGTCATCATTCTTACAAGCAAGGAAACCATTATCAATGAATTCCTGCAGTCGTTTGGTAGTTACAACTTTCTGTCTTTCTCCAACAACAAACACATCATCCTTGGACATGATGTTTGGAATGCCATCACCAGAGTCACCCTTGACAATATGCTCGATCTTGTACTCAATGATTTCTCGTTGAGTTGCCGTAACATACTTCTTTTGCATGGGTGACCACTGCTTTACGTTTGGATACAACTGCAGTTGTTTGAAGTCTTTGTCAGAAGATAAGATAAGGATCTTTTGTGATTCCTCGACCAAACCTTCTTGAACAAGTTCGTTCTCTTGAGCATACTTCGTCAGTGCTGCAATGATGTCATCTGCTTCGCATCGTTCAATGTGCATTACCTTATATGGAAAATGCTTGGCTAAGTCTTGACGCATTTCGGACAGCGTATCAAAGATAAGTCCCCAGTCAAGATCTGATGCTTCACGTGCTTTCTTACGACCTGCTTTGTAGTTAGGAAAGAAGTCACGACGCCAGTATTTACGTCCATCGCAACAGATTACAATGTCTCCGTATTCCTTGCCATATTTCTTTTTGAAGGACTTAATGGTAGAGAGAGTTACATGGCGAATCAAGTTCTTCACCTCAGCCTCATTACCCTTTAGCTCTCGTTGGAAAGTTAAAATGGCTGAAAGTGCAACCTGTGAGTAGTCTATTAGAATCATATTTTTCCACCAAAGTAAGGGATTATAATTTCCAATGATGGAATAAGTTTAAACAAAGAGTTATCCAAATCTTCTGGATGTAGATACTGCCCTTCTTCAAGATGCAAGCGAACCTCTTCTTTAAGATACTTCAAATGATCTTCCAAGATAGATACAGCAATACCATCAGCAACTTCATAAGGTATAGTTAAACCACGCATCAAAATGCTCCCAGTAAAATTGTTTCTTCATTTATGCGTCCATTGGGAACAGCAGGTTTCGTAGTCAAAGTCTTCATCTTGGCAGTCAGTGCACGCTTACCCAGCGACAACCCTTTGAAGAATTCTTCTGGCTTGCGTAGCGTAAATGCTTTCGACTCTTTGATGTCAAAGCCAATGATCGTAGTTCCCTTTACAGCAAGGGTAGTTCCTTCTGCACGGTATACGCCCACACGACGATACTTCGTATTGTAGAACCATACTTCACTGGAACCAATAATGTTCGCTGGGTTGACAGACTTTAGACTCAACTCAGCAAATTCTCGTAGGTACTTCATACGAGCAACTTGTTTGGCAGCAGGGACTTCCTTACGTTTACGTGGAGCACGATTTGCTTTGGCAGTCTGAACCATCTGATTGCAGTCAGCAATGATACCATCAACGAATTCAGCAAATCTCTTGAGTTCTCGTTTGGTAAAGTTGGAGTAACCTTCAACAAGTTGTTCGTCATCACCAGCAAGTGCTTCATGCAATTCATTGGATGTTGCAACAAACAGATCACCAACACGTTTAGCGATTGGACCAGCCACTTGATTGGCCATTAGGTAGTTCTTGGCAGAGAATTCACCCTTACACCCAGCAAGAACAAAATCATCAATTGCACCTTCGATTTCTCCAGCAACATCATGTGCTTTATCTTCCATGCGTTGTTGAATGGAGATTACGTTTGATGGCAACGCAGCTTTTGCTGCTGCAGCATCTTTCTTGTCTTGAACATCTTGGGATTTTTGACGCTTCTGAATCTGAGCCAACAGTGCCTCAGTCTTTTCAGTCAGGTGACGCATTTCGTTCTCTTGAAGAACCGAACCACCTTCAATCATGCGAGCAAGAATACCTGCATGGCGAAAGTGTTGTTCGTCAACCTTAAGCAACTCAACTGCTGCTTTCTTGTCGATCTTTGCGTAGTGGGTAATGAACCACTTCTTCTTTTCTTTGTCATCATGGTTGGTGTTGTAGTAGTTCAACGCCATGATGAGATCTCGTTGATAGGTTTCGGGAGCAAGTGTTACCTCAACTCCCTTTGTCATGCGCTCGGTGCGAGCAATCAGCTGTTTACGTTTTGCGGTATTTGTCATAGGTCAAGACCTCCAAGTTATAATATAATTATACCACATAGCTGAATTAAAGGCAAGCGATATTTTGTAATCCCATCAGATCCGTAGGGGATTACTTATCACTTACTTTTTGAGGGTTACATTTCCTTTGAGGAACATTCCCAAAATTACTGTTGCACACCAAGTCTCAAATGTGTAGGGGATTACCACCACAGGAAACAAAGTGTTAATCGCCCATATCGTGATGAATGGACCAAAAACAATAAGTGCAATGATAAGTGCAGCAAACAACAAAATTCCAAAATTCTTAATCATCTTGGTTTCCCTCAATTTCTTTGATACGTTTCTCCAATACATTGACTGCAGTATTGAAGTGACCAGTGCCTTCTGTTTCTGGTTGATAGTACCTACGTAGGACTTCTACTTCGGTCTTAAGGACTGCCACATATTCTTCTCGACTTGTATTATAAACATTCATAGCGAAAACTCCACTTTAGTTACTGAATCCCAACGAAACGATCTCCACTCAGAGATTTCTGTGTCAAAGACCCGAACAGCGGATCCAGAAGACGTGGCACTGGTGCTCTCGTTTTTGGGAGTCTTTTCTGCAGGTATTCTTCCTTCAACGAGGGTGCAACGTAATGCTCTTTCGCTACCATCTTTTTTGGTAAAAGTAACGCACAGATCTTTGATGTTTTCATCGTGTAAGACTCCAAGTGTCCAAGTTTTGAATTCTTCAAACTCTTTGTCATTTTTGAATACTGTTTGCATTGTCGAATCTCACTTTCAGGTCATTAATAATTGGTTCGAAAAACTGTTTGAATTCACGTGGATCAAAGAACGATGTATGTCCACTATCAATTACCACATGACCATGCTCATCAGTCAGTTTGTTTTTGATAGTGAATTCAATAGTCTCGTAAGACTTTCCCACATTATTTTCTTTGATGGTAATGGTTTTCAGCATACCAGCTTTATAGAACTCATACTCTTTGTTCATAGATGCCCTTCTTATGTTTAGGTTGACGAATGTACTGTACCTTTGAGTCCACAGTACGCATGCGGTACTTAGGTGTTCTCAGATCCCTTGCAATAGGATTTCTAGGTTTAGGTAAATTATACTTCGTTTTCATTTGCATCTCAAATTTTAGTAGAGTGTTTTATTTAGCCATTATGTTTGCAATTGCATCTTTGGCTTCAGTAAGATTTCCAAGATCCTCGTCGCAGGACTCTAGGATCATCATACGCTGCAGCAAATCTGCTTCAGCTTGCAATTCTTCATCGAGAGAATAGTACCACTCAAAGTAGTCATCCTCTGTGTCTAACTTCCACATGATATTCAGCATGCGTTTCTGACGCTTGGTAATTCCGCTAATCGTAATCATACAGTTTCCTTAAAAATGTTAGACCATGTCATCAATTTGTTTAGCTTCTCATTCTTAGCAGTCATACATGCTGCCTCACTGATAATTCCATTCTCAATCAGTAGATCAATCATACACATGAGATCTCCGATCTCTTCTTCAAGATGTTCGCGATTTGTTTGACCTTTGTATTCGTCATCCATACCAAACCGAAATACCTTACTGATTGCCTGAGTCACCTCAGCACATTCTTCCTGTGTGATCAACAGAATCTCACTGTCAATCGCATTCTTGTGTTTCATTGCTGTAAACTTATTCACATGTCTCTCCAAAAACTTGTTTCTCAGCTTCGGTCAACAGTACATCTGCAAACTTCTCGCAAAAGATGTTAAACCAGAATTCATTTAACATTTCTTTAGGTGCACCTGCCTTCAATACTAGTGCTTTCAATTCATCATTCATAACTTCAATTCCTTCTCATCAATAAACCAATTATGTAATTCATACCTCAACGCATCATTAAGTGCTTCCTGACGAGTCTTGTAGACACCGATGATATCAACTTCTTCACAGAGAATGTATATAGTCAAAATATCAACCCCAATCTTTCTTGTCACCGAATCGTTCATTAAATTCGTAACCCATTGCGTATGCACGCAATTGGATTCCATGCATATCTTCTGCTTCTATACGATCACCACGACCAGTTCCTTGTGGATACCAATGTGGTTGTTTAGGACGACCATAGTAAGAATCGGCAGTGCCACGATCAAAGGGACTTCCATGAGTGCGATCAAATATCTCGCCTTTATACTCAACCGTAGTCAGTGGGAGCATGGCCAAAACACCTTTGTACTCAACCGTAACAGTAGTCATTCTTCATCTCCATAGTAACCATAATCTTCATCAGTGCCGAATCCAGCACTTGCCATACCAGAATCAAAATCACCATCCATTGACTCATCGTATTCGTCAGTGGGTACTTCATTTTCCGTATCCTCATCCAACACATCATAAATCATTTGCAAGGGCACACCCAACAAATTGGATATGGTAAAGGGTCGCAACCCTTCTTCCAGCATGTTACGGATTTCTAAATCCAAGTCAGCCATTCTACTCATATCAACTCCTTACTCAAATTCATAAAATTTCACTGCAGGATCCAACTTCTTCAGTTGGCTGGCAACAGTGGTCAATTCACGATACCTTGCCTGAACAGCACTGCGTGGAAGTTCACCATCACAGGTCAAGTTCTCGGGACTAAGGTCAGCATCAATTTTGTCTGCCAGACGCTGACGATCAGCATGGGTGGAGAGACTGTATTGAGTGCCTTTGAAAATTGCATTCCATTGGTTTGCCTTAGCGACAAATGCGTTCAACTGTTTCATTTTAAACCTTTCATTGCATTAACACCAGAGAGAGCGATCAAGATACCAACCACAGCCAGAGCCGAGCAAGCAAGAATGGAATTTTCAGGAAAATCCAAACCACCTACCGCACCCCAGACCAAGAAGAACCCTATAAACATACGGATAGAACCACGCATTTTTAACTCCTTTTCAATCATCATAAAAGAATTATACGTCTATCCTGAATTAAAGGCAAGGGATTTCTTGCATTCCCTCCAGAAGTTGAGGGGATTGCCTAAGTTGTTGATTTTAAAGGGGTTTTTTACGGAACTGTATCCCTACGTAGGTGCCGCAGAAAGCACCCAGACATGCGGGAATCAGTAGCCAGTGGTCGGTCGTGTAATTTATGACTGCCACGCTGGCGATGAGGAACACAACAACAGCCAATACGCTTGACAGTAGGGGTTGGCTGTTG